GAGCTATGCGGGCCGTGAACAACTGGGAAGCTGATGATGCCTACAACTGGGCCACATCGGTTCTCGGCAAGACTATTGACGACATCACTATGGACGAAGTAGACAAAGCCATCAAGGACTTGACCGAGTCCGGCAAAGAAATGATAGCCGAATCGAAGAAGCCGAAAGTCATTGAAGACCCGGTGGTGGAGTTAAGCGAAAAACAACTCAAGGAGGGCATATCACTAGACGACCTGCCCTATTAAGTAAATTTAAGGAGTTTAGAAATGGGATATAACGTGAAACAAGGTTTAGCACAGGTCAACGGTGAGACGAAGACCGTGCTGCACAATCTCGATAGGTTAATCGAATCGGCCGCCCTGGTGGTAGTCGCAGTCACCTGTTACCTGATGGTGCGGGGGAACATCAATCCCGCCCATCTGACTGGGTTCTCACGGTTTTGTATCCTGGCTTCCTGTGTCGTCATCGCGGTACGCGGAGCCTGGGAAAGTTTACGCTTTTTAGCCAATAAATAAGGAGATATATATGTCGGGCACATCAAAGGGCGGTTATCGGACAGCGGCCACAAATAAGAATCTATACGGCTCAGACTTTTATAGACGGATTGGAAGGATGGGCGGAGCCGCTAAGGTCAAGAAAGGATTTGCGATAGCGGGACACGCCTCTACGGCCGGTCGCATCGGTGGGTTGTGGCGGCCAACCGAAGAAGTCCGCAGGCGGATGAGCGAGACTCATAAGGCGTTACACGTCGCCAAGAAGTTAGCTAATAAGTAAGTTCTAAAAGGAGGGTTAAAATGTTGACCGCACACACACGGCCGACGCAAAAACAAAGACTCTTAAAAATCCTCAAAGCTAGGGGTAAATACGGGGCTTATAACTATGAGCTGAACGAACATGTTGGCTTTAGGTATGGAGCCAGGGTCTACGAGCTTCGGGCTGAGGGCTATAACATCCTCACCCAGCGGGTCAAACCCGGAGTTTTCCGCCACATCTTGCTAGAAGAGAAGGAATATACAAATGAGTAACCTCAAACCGCTATTCTACTTCTCCCGGATAGGACACAAGGTTTTCGTCAAGCTGGAGAACATGGTCGAAGAAGACCGCGAATTTACCTCACAGATACTCGAGCCGATAGATGAGCTCTTAGCCGAGCCCTCGGAGGCCGAACGCCAGAAATACATACGGAACAGAGCAAGGAAATCTAATGCCGGTAAAAAAGCGTAAGGGTGGAGCAGGAAAAGCCGATGACCTATTCTCAGAAATCATCAGAAGTCAGGGTTACTGTGAAGCCGAAGGCTTCGACGAGCGGCGGTGTTCTGCCCAATTACAGGCCGCGCACATTGTTACCAGAGGCCGATCAGCTACACGTACGGATTTACGGAATGCCTTTTGCCTCTGCTTCGCACACCACCGGTACTTCCACGATTATCCTAGGCAATTTTCAAAGTTCATCACTGGTACCTGGGCTCAGGAACACTACGATCTGGTTTATAGACGATCCATTACCCCCACAAAGGTTGACTGGCTGGAGCGCGTGGCATTTCTTAACAGAATTAAATCGGGTGAATTAACCCTAGAACAAGCGAGGAATTTAGAATGACCGATAAACCCAAAGGCTTAGCCGCCTTGAAACTCAGCGACCCAGAACGCTTCTACGCCTTAGTCAAGAAAGGCGGCCAATCAAGCCCGACTAATTTTAAAAACATGCCACCGGAAGCCCGCCGGGCAGCCGGGCGCAAAGGCGGTTCGGTGAAAGGCAGGAAGCATGAAATTCAAAGCAGCTAAGAAAGCCTGGGCGCCGGCACTTGTCGTCCCCAAAGAGGTGATGGACTGGAAACGCTACGCCGACCCGATTAACCAGAAACTAATCGAGCGGACGAAGAACTCAGTCTGGCTGGATAACTCAATCCCGCTGGAAGCCCACAAGCCAGAGCAAATAATCCGTGAACCTCATAAGAGCTATAAGTGGGAGGTGATATGACCAATTACGAACAATTCCCCGTCCAATCAGAATTCCGCGATGACCTACTTACTAAATTAGATGAACTAGCCCAAAAAGGCGGTCAAGCCGCGCTGGAAGGCGTTGAAGTCGAAGTTGAATTAATAGAGGAGGAATCATGATTTACATAGATGAAAATGGTAAGAAGTGGAAAGCGATAGGCCCGCACCCCGATGCGGTCGAAGAAAAGCTTATCATCCCCATAGAGTCTAAGAAATGGGAGGTAGTTCGCCTAAACATTGAAGACTTACACATTGTGAAAGCACGCTTATGTGGGGTATCAAAAGCCCAGGCCGAGGCCATAAAAGACTGCGTGGAGGCGGTTCTGGATTATATTATGGTCACTCAATCTGACAGTACTTGGATTCCATCCAGCGTGACAGACGCCATTAAAACCGCCCATCAAGTTATTAGAGGAGAAAATACGAATGAGTGATTTAAAAAGCATAGTCGGCGAAATGCCGAACTGGATATTTGAATATTTAGAATTATCGGACGAGATTAAGAAGGAGTGGAAAGAAGGCTCAAAAGCCTCGGCAATGCCATCGTCCCCCAAGTCGCAATCGAAATCATGAAAGGAATAGCCTATGACCCTCAATACCTATAACCCCTTAAACCCTGAATGGAGGATTGAACGATGAATATTACACTTACACTGTTTAAGCGAGGGGGCTTAACAAAGGAGCAAGTTAACGATCTTACTGGAAAACTACGAGACGACATCGAGAATCTGGGCAAAGAACTTAGAAAAACTGAGGGAAATGTAGCATTTTGGAAGTCTCAGATGAAGAAACGTGCCGCCCCCAAAAAGTGTACTAAATGCAAGGGGCTAATAAATCTGTGGCCGTTTGAAGATTACGGCTATGAATTGAAAAAAGGCGGCAAAGTGAAGCACTTGGTCTGCCCCACAAAGGACACCAAAGATGGAAGATAAATTGCGGAATAAGCTAATAGAAGAACTTGGTTTTGATGTCTCTGATATTGATAAGGATGGCGACCTTAGAGACTGGAGCTACGAGTATGGCCGGGTGGTTCTTTCTAAATCACAGATTGATAAATTACTTGCCCTATTCGCCCAACAATCCATCAAAGACCGCAAGGAAGCTCTCTTAAAAGCTCACAGAGCTGGCAATAGCCACGATTACGATAACGCCACCGATGAATATATTGATGAAATTCTGGACGAATTAGATAAACAAGCTAAGGAGATTGAGTCGTGAGTACCGATAACCAGCAGTCAAATGGCGAAACGCCTATACAGCAGTTTGAAAGACTAGTAGGGGCGAGCTTAAACGAAATGAAGCTTAAAACCGCCGACCCCGAAAAATTAAAAGTTGAAATCATGGAGTTCGCAGAAGCCCTCATATCAGCCAGTAATACCGAAGCCCAGATAGAGCTATTGGAGGGGCTACCAACACAAGTTCATCAACGTCACGCCAGTCACACGAATCATTGTATCGATGTAAGATTCAGGAATGCCGAGATAAAGAGGTTGAAGAAATGATACGAATTAAGAGAGACGATGAATTGAGTTGGCGGGACTTTACTATTTATTTCGGAGATAAGCAAGGCTCTAGGTTTATTGGATTTCATTTTCCCCTGCATAGCGGCTGGCAAAGCTATCCTAAGTGGATGCCTGGCGGCTGGGAATATTACGACTGTGCGTTTCTAACCGGACGGCTTAATTCAAATCAAAGCAGGTGGTGGGGATTACCGCACATCATTATCCCGGCCAAGCTAGTTAAGCTGTGGAGATTGCGTAAGAAAAGCTGGCGTCAAGCATATAAAGAAAAACCTATTGAAGCCGCCCCTACATCTCAGGAAGGAAGCGAAGATGATTAGACCGTCAAACTGTTATCCCTGTGGCTGCATAAACTACTGGCCGGGGATTTTGCTTTACTGTAAAGCCCACGCCCAATCTAACAAGGAGACAGGTAAAGATGATTGAGAAGATTCGCCGCTGGCTCGGCCTACCCGAAAACTACGCTAAGAAATACCTGAAGCTAATTGACCAAGCTTACAATAAAAGCGAGGAGCAAAACAATGACTAGAATAATCTGTAATGCTTGCGGCAGAGTTAACCCCAGCAGACACCCTAATATGGACTGTTACTGGTGCGGTTCATTAGATGTGGAGCCAAGTAATGTCTAACACCCCACAGCCGAGTGATGATTGGCTCAGAACTTTAATCGTCAAACACACTAGCGAGATGCTGGACAATCCCGGCGACCTTGGTATCTACCCCACGACGAAGTTCTATAACAACCTAGAAGCCGCCATCACCCAGCACATCCAAGATGAAGTAAAAAGAAAGGTCCAATTACGAGTTAAAACTAGATTATGGACTCCGAAGGGATATGACCAATATGATAAAACCTGGGAGCCACAGGACATTGCACCCAGACAGAAACTTAAAATACCTTTAGATGCATATGGCAAAAGCTTTGTGGAAATTGAACTTAAATCCCCAGCAGATAAGTCTAAGGATCAGTAGCGGACAATAAAATACTAGAACATAAAAGTGCTTGTGTTTTCAAACTTTATTCTATAGAGTCTTGCTCAGAAGGAACCTATCACCTGGAAGGAAGCTCGCCGGTAGCCTCGCAGCCCGGAGAAGCTTAGTTCCTTGAACCCTGAAATACGGGTTCCTTTAGGATAAGCCCGCTGAAGCGAACTTTTCATCTGTAGTACACCTCACTTTCTTCTCCACCTTAAAACAAACAAACGCGGGCTTCCTCTCGGGTGATAGACCTCTAACAAGATGAGCAATGGGCAATCTATCTGTGAACAATGCGGTAAGCCGCGAAACAGCGAGCGTGATGAATTCTGTCACATCATTTATGACGCACCTAAGACCTATGAAGAGTATGTCCTGGAATCCGAGACTACCCATCAATCCATCATCGATAAATATGGCGCGCCAAAGAAAGCTAAACCGCCCGGCACTAAATACTCCGATTATGAATATAGGCGAATGTTCTTCAGGGAAAAGACTAAAGCATGAGCAAGCCTAAATTAACGCTAAAGCAAAAGAAGTTCGTAGAAGGCGTAGCAAAAGGCAAATCTGGAACTAAAGCAGCACTTGAAGCCTACGATACTAAAGACGAGAATACCGCCGCAGTAATAGCGAGTGAAAACTTAAGAAAACCTCAGATAGTTGAAAAGCTAGAACCAATACTCCAAAAACACGACATCACCCTTGATTCTGCCATAGCTCCAATCGGTAAAGGATTAAAAGCCGTCAAGTTTAATGAGTTCACTGGGGAAGTAACCGAAGACCTGGGAACTCAGCTAAAAGCATCAGACCGCGCCCTGAAGCTTCTAGGAGTCAATCAAGACGTACAGGGCAATACATTTAACTTCGTACAGGTAATTCAGGATCAGAAAGATAAATATGACATTTGATTTATCAAAATACCCGAATCCTTTAATGAATAAACCTCCAACGGTTGATACTGGCTTTAATGCTCAGGGATACGAAGATTTTATGGGCGATAACTTCAAAATCGTGAACAAAGAGCAGGAGCCGGTTATGTTTAAGGTTAATCCAGCTCAACACAGTTTGAACTGGCATCTGCAATTTTACTTAGACATATTAGTTCTGAAGGCTAGGAAAATGGGTTTCTCGTCAGATGCTTTAGGGATAGGCACAACTAAATTCTTGACTGGCCGGAACGAAAAGTGCGTATCAATGTCCTTTGAGCAAGGCGCATCAGAGAAGCAGCTTGCTAGAGCTAAGTATTACATCAAATCCTATGAACAGATTAATAAAGTAAAAGTTAATCTAAAGTATAACTCTAAAAATACAATGGCCCTAGAGGGCAAAGTAAATAATGCCGACGGTGGTTATGACTATTACCAGAACATATTACAGGTTGGGACATTCGGAAACACATCGTTCGGTCGTGGCGATGACATAACATTCCTACACTTGACTGAGGTTTCGCTTGCAGATCTCCTACAGCTTATGGCTGGCGTAGGCGAAGCTTGTCTGCCTAAAGCCCATAAGATACTTGAGACCACCGCAAACGGATTCAATAGCTATAAATCAACCTGGGATGAAGCCGTCCTAGGGAGCAATAACTTCGCCGCGTTATTCTACTCACCACTATGGGAATACTCGCAGGAGTATATAGCAAAAAAGCGGAATGACTTAGGCCGCCTTGGCCCGCAGGAGTATCCCATGACACCAGAAGAAGCCTTTATCACCTCTGGCGATACCTACTTCGACCAAGATGCTATGCGCTATTACCTTGAATCAGTTAAAGATGTTAAGGAGCTAGCCCATGTCTAACGAGGTCTTAAAACTCCCCTACGCCATCGACTTCGACAATACAATCGCCGAGGAAATCTGGCCGGAGCCGGGAATCGGACAACCCATCCATGAGAACATCGACAAGTTAGAAGAAGTCCACGAGGCCGGACATGACATTATCATCCATTCCGCCCGGCCGTGGAGTGATTTTAAGCAATTAGAACGCTGGTTACAGGAACACGGCATACCGTATAACGGCATCATCTTGGGAAAATATCTTGCGATTCACTACGTCGATGATCGCGCCATAAACGCTGAGGAAGAAACATGGCTGAAATGACCCCCGAACACCTAGCCCATATGCTGCGAATCAAAGACAAGTTCATCAAAGACCTGGATATTAAATATCCCAAGGGAGTCGAAGAACATGGCGGCAAGTTATGGGAAATGCCCATCCGCCAATTAGCTAAGGAGATATCAGCCGAAGCACTAGACCAATATACCTACATCTTCTGTCTGACCGAAGCCATCGAGTTATTAATAGCTGAGATTGAATTTCTAAGGGCTGAGTTAAAGAGGCAAGATGGTAGATGAAGAACCGGTAATCATCGCTTGGCGCTGCCCGGCTTGCCTGTTGTTATTCGATGAACACGGAGCCTGCGATTTCTGCGGGGCGTGGCTTAAACCTCTGGTAGAGCAGATTCCGGAATGAGTTTTAGAAGATACCGTCAACCTGAGATAGGTGAATTTTTCTGCGTCTTCGCTGATACCGCGGCCGGAGGGCTTGATTACTGCGCTGCTCAATTCTTATCAAAGACCAAACTAGATGTTCCTATTGTTTACCACTCTAAGACTATCGCTACCGAGATGACACCACTCATACATCATGAACTAGAACGTATTTATGACCAGACGCACGTCAAACCAGTAATAGCATTTGAAAGAAATAACGGAGGAGTTTATGAGCTGGAACGTCTGGCGACGCTTAACCGATTGGGTAAATACTCGATTTACCAGGAGAAGAATAACATCGGCAGTACGAGTACGACTCAAAGCACCTCTAAGCTCGGCTGGACAACTTCAACGGCTACGCGTCCTGCGATGCTCTCGATGCTTAAAGAGGCTATTGATAGCCGAATACTTACACTCTACGACCGTCCAACCATCAACGAGATGTTTAGCTTCATTGTGGCTCAAACCTCATCGTCTTGGAAAGCCCAAGCCGAATCAGGAGCCCACGACGACTTGATTATGTCGCTGGCTGGAGCTTGGCAACTTTATCAGACCGAATCACCCGAACAAACCCAAAACTGGCAGCTTTATGCTAAAGACCCGGTTATGGAAAGGATATGGAATGAGATATGAACGATAAAACTCGCATATTGGAGATGGTAGCCGCCCAATTAGATGGTCTGTCCGACTTCGGACAGCTTCAACTCCATATCAAGAAACACGTCGGGGCTTATTCCAATACCGACGTGGTCAAAGTCCAGAGCATCAAGTACTCAGACATAGAACCCAACGTCTCGGCCGCCTCGGACATCCTAAAGCTCTTCAAAGGCACCTGTGAGGTCGCCAGACAGACTAACCGGCCGACTTCGCTTGGATTCACTATCACCATCGATAAGAATGGAAATGCGGAACAGATGCAGGTTCAGGACTTCAAAAAACTCTAAAATAAGCGTAGTGTATAATATAAGTAATGACCCGGATCGCTGGGGGAGTTTTAGGGGCTGTTTGTCTCGCGCGGGATAGACGGCTGAAGAGACTCTCTCTCGGAAGCCGCTGAAGCCGCAAGGTGGAGGCGGCTTTCGTCATTATGTTATAATAAAGACAAGAACGACGAGGCCAACCGAGTCGATAAATCCTACCCAGGAGTATCGACGTTGGCTCGCAAGCCCAAACAATCCAGTTATAGCGAAGACAGCAGTTATGATACTGCGGCCGCCAATATCGACGGCTCTATTGACGAACTCATAAGCCAGAAACAAGCCGCCTGGGACGCCCTTAGGCCGATTCAATCCAACTGGTCTGACCGGGAACGCCTGCTGATTAACCGGGCGGCTGATTCATATTCCCAGAAATCCACCCGCAGCCATGTCACAGACGGGCATTTATCGACCTTGGCCTTCGAGAGACAGGCCCGTGTCGCCGCCCAACTGCCGACCGGCACGATTTATTCGCTGTCAGCCGATGATGATAAATCAGCTACCTTGATGAATCTGGTACTGAACAAGTACATCCTGCCCAACGCTAACTCACAGATGGACTCGCTGACTAAACTGCGGATGAGCGGTGTTTACTCGTCAGTATACGGTGCTTGCCCGATCCTTTATGACTATCGCATAGACGATGAATATATCGGCCCGGACTTCTGGCTGATTGCACCGCGAAACTTCTATCCTCAGCCCGGCAAGAACTCCATAAGGGATTGTGACTGGGTGATGATTAGCACCATCGTCTCTATCTCATATCTAGAGGGCATCGCTAAGAAATCTAAAACCTCCTGGAATACCAAGAATGTCCAGGAGCTGATTGACGCCGCCAAAAAAGGTTCTGTCCCGTCAAGGGATATAGATTCCTCACGCAAATCAGCCATCGAGAATATTAGAACTTTCGGCAGGCCTTACGGCGATAAAGGCTCGGCCGCCAGGGTAGAGATAGTTACCAAGTATGAAAAAGGAACCAGCGGCAAGTGGATAACATTTGCTCCGGATTATAAGGACTGCGGGATTCTACGGTCGATTGCCAATCCGCATAAGAATGGCCGCATCCCAGTGGTTATGCGCCAGTGCTTCCCATTAATCGATTCAATCTGGGGATTGGGAGACTTCGAGCGGGGTATCACCCTGCAAAAAGCTAAAGACTCGCTAATCAACCTCTACTTGGACGGTGTTAAATTATCAATCTTCAAACCGCTGAAAATCGACCCGTCTAACGTCACCATGAGTTCTATCAAGATGGAAGCCGGTGCTCGCTGGCTGATGAAAGACCCTCAGGGCGTGATGCCTTATGACTCCGGCGGCGGCGACGCCCTTAATAACTTCCAGGGGACTTTCGGTTTCTTGTCGACCTCGCTAGCCAACCAATTCGGCTCGACCGACACAACGACACCACAACGGATAGCCTCTAATCCGGCCTTCGGTAAGACACCCCAGGCAATCGAGCAGCAGCAGGACCGGGAGAGTGCCAGGGACAACTGGGATAGATTCCAGCTAGAAAAGACCATCGAAGACCTATTGGAAGGCATGATTAATCTCTTAGCCGAGAACCAGGAGAAACCCATCAACTTCCATGTGTTTGATTCGGATGTCGAGCAGATAACCCAACAGTTCTCCGACGATAAGGATGACGCACCGGACTTCATGAAAGTAATGGGTAAATCCGCCAAACTGACTATCGCCAAATCCCTGATCAAGGGTAATTACAAATTCATAGTCGATGCCTCCTCGACGATGCGTGATGACGAAGAGGGTCAAGTCGAAGGGCTCGGACAAGTCATATCACTTTATTTAGAGGGCAACCCACAAGTTATCGACCAGCTTCTGCAGAACGACCAATACCAGTTCAACTTCGGCGCGGCCTTTAAGTCCTATATCTACAACTTAAAGATTAACGACCCCGACTCCATCATCACCAAGATGAGCGACCAGGGCTCACAGTTGCCGATGCAGCCGGCCCAGATAGACCCTAACCAACTTGCCCAGATTCAAGACCCGGACATCCAAGCCGTTGCTCAGCACTTATTCGGTCAGCAGCCGCAAGGCCAGTCACAGATTCCCCAGGGTCAAGTAAACGCACCGATGCAAGGAGCACCTATCAATGGACAATAGCGCCCTACCACCAGAAGACTTCGCTTTGAATGCCGAGCCTATTCAAGCCGCCCAGGATGAAGCTATATCAGTAGCCCAGGATGAGGAAAAAGAGCTTGGGTCTCTGCTGTTCCATAAAGGTTTTTCCCGGTTAGCCGCCGATATGAAAGCTGATATCGATAAGTTCCGCACCGGTGAGTTCATCAAGAAGCCCGAAGACCTGTCCTTAGAAGAAGTCGGCAAGCTGTTCGTCATCCACCAGACCGTAGCCACTATCTTGCAAGCCTATCTAACTAAAGTCGAAGACGCGGCCAAGGCGGTAGCTGATGCAGAACGAGCAAAACTTAAATAACGGAGAAGCCTATATTGATTTGAACCAATTACCCCAAGCCTCACTATCAGGACACATGTGGCGGCAAGAGGGTACGCAGTTGATCTGCCAGTCCTGCCCTTTCAGACACGCTACCTTTATCGAACCGGGAATGCAGTTATGCGGTATCGACGAAGATGGAAAACCGCTGATACGCAAGTTGAGAGCTGAGGCTGCCGGGCCAAAATAGTCCGGCGACCTGAGTGCTTAACACTCACGCGACGACACGAGCGATACGAGGTCGTAAAACTAATCAGAAAGGACGTTATGGACGAAAATCCAGCGCCCCCGGCAGTTGAACCTGTTGTTCAACCGGCTGCAGAAGACAGCAGCCCGCAACCTTCGCCAGTTGCTCAAACAAACACTTCAGACGTACCAGCACCAGCAGGGCCAGCAGAACAAGCTCCAATCAATGAGCCTGCCCCCGAAGCACCAGAAAGTCCGTCCGAACCCCAGCCATCACGACTGGACAAGCGCATCGATCAAGTCGAATCCAAGCGAGACGGCTACGATAATGTGCTGAGTAATTTAAAGCAGATTAGGGATCAGGCAAGCGCTCCCGTTCCGGAGATGCCACAACCCCGCCTATCTGAGCTAGTCCAAGGCAAAGAGTCAATCGACCCGGCCGAACTAGACCAGTTGGGGCAGCGGGTTGCCCAGGCATCATCGGTGAACGCTGATTTGAAGTACCAGCAACTAGCTAACCGCGTGGTCATCAATGAGTTTATCAACGAGACCGAAAAAGACGCGGCCGTCATTTCCAATAGTTATGACGAACTGAAAGACGGAAACCCGGCCAGTAAGGCGCTTGAGCAAAGAATCGTCAGTCGCTATCAGCGTGAGGCTCTCATACCAAACCCGCTAAATCCTAATCAGTTGGTGCTTAATCCCAAAGCGCCCCGGCTTGCGGATATAGCGAAAGAAGAGGTTGAGGCTTGGCGACAAGCGGTGGAATCCGGTAAAGCCCAGACCAATGCTGCCTTAGCTACCCAAGCGGACAACTCGGCCGTCACTCCAACCAGCGACACCCCGGTAGAGAAATCTTTTCAAGACATGTCCCTGCCGGAACAGGAAGCCTACTTGCGGGCCAAAGGCCACGACGTCTAAGCCAACCGAAACATAAACCAATAACAATCAAAGGTAACAAAAATGGCAACTACAACCACCTCCACATTGTCAGGTGAACTTCTGGCCTACCTCGAAAAGCGGTTCCTGCAGCGCTCCCGCGCCGCTATCGTTTACGGGGAAGGCGCCCAGAAGCAAACTCTCCCGGCAAACAGTGGTAAATCCATTACCTTCAACCGATACAGCCCGCTATCCGTAGCGACCGCTACTTTGACTGAAGGTACAAACCCCTCGACTGTCCAGCCATCTGCCGCCCAGGTTACAGCTACTTTGGCCCAATACGGCAACGTATCGGCTATCACCGACTTACTCTTCGTAACGTCGATTGACCGCGAAGCCAAAGAAAAGACTGACCTGATGGCTCAGAACATGGCCGAGACTCTCGATCAGCTTATCCGTGACGAATTGTTCACGGGAGCAACCGTACAGTTTGGCGCCGGCCGAGCAGCTTTGACTGCTATCGCCAGCACCGACCTGCTGACTTCTACGGAAGTTAGGAAAGCCCGCCGCACCCTGCGCAAGAATAACGCTATGCCTTACGAGGATGGCAGCTACTTGGGCAAGATCGGTCCCGACACCAGCTTCGACTTAGTCAATGACTCGGTCTGGCTGGCCGTCTCTGAGTACGGCGATTCCGCCAAGTCTCAGATCTTCCAGAACGAAGTTGGAAAACTATTCCAGGTTCGCTTCGTGGAAGCCACCAGTAACCAGAAGAGCGAAAGCTCGACGGTGACTGTGTTCTCAAACTTCATCCACGGCCAGCAGGCCTTCGGTACTGTCGATCTCGACAGCCTGCCGAACGGTCTGATCATCAAGCAATCCGGCGACCAGGACACGAGCAACGCTCTAAACCTGTTCATGACGATTGGTTGGAAAGCCGCGTTTGCAGCAAAAACCTTGAACGCAAACTGGTTGGTCAACATAAAGACCGCTGCTTCAGCTTAGTCTGTCGCCTAGTCTTTATCGCCTGGCGGGAGCGTTATCCCGCCACCAAACTAAAAGGAGTAAACATGAAAGACGTAAAACGAAGCGTTAAAGGCCAACGCCAGATGGGCAAAAGCTCGATTCCCGGCAAAGTGCGCGTCCATCCTCACACCGCCAAGGCTTTGAATGCCGTAGCCGTTAAGAAGGTCATCCACAATAAAAGTGGAGCCGACACCAATAACGGCCTAGACGGCGCCGATAACCGCTATTAGGAGCTGATATGGCAAAACCAAGCAAGCGACTACTAGCCCTCATGGACGATAACGAAAAGAAAAAGGTCATGTCCAAATCAGCCGCCGCCAAAAAGGCTAAAAGCGGTGCCGATATGGGTAAACCAGGCAAAAACTTCAGTAAGATAGCAGCCAAAGCCGGCAAAGAATACGGCTCTAAGGCTGCTGGCAAACGTGTCGCCGGAGCGATATTCCAGCGGATGCGCAAAAGCGGAAAACTTTAAGGAGAACACATGAACCCAGATGAACCAATCGTAGAAGTCCAAAGAGCAGCCACCGTCCAAGATATAGTCAATGACCATGTCAGCGGACTCGGTGGTTACGCCATAGCCGAGAAATACGGCCTGGACACTGAGCGCGTCAAGCAAATCATCAGTGACGCTGATGCCAGGCTAGCTTTCGTACCGGCGGACGAGAACGGCAACAAACAGGCTCCGGTCGATTCGATAGTCGAATCAATCATCCAGCCCTTACCCGAAGGCGAAAATCCGGAAGTCGGCAAGGTCAAGGGACATAAGTAGATGCTAGCTCCTGGTCGGACAGCAGACATGAATATGCTGCTTAACCGCTCAGCAGCAGCCGAACGATATACCCCTGAGTGGGATAATATACAGCTCAAGATTCAAGACCTGATCGAAGAGGGCAAATGTAAGACGATGCACTCTTTGCGTGACAGACTTTTATCCGCGGCCAGGGCATCCGACCACGATGAGATTATCAGAATCTCCCATCAGATAGACCAACATAACAGAATACATCACCGGCTCCGCTTCACGAGAGCGTGGGTCAAACAAGTTAAGAAAGGATAATATGGCAAAAGTAGCGATAGTCGACAACAGCTCAGGTAGCGCGCTGGTCAAAACCGGCAACGGCACCCTCTGGAACGTCAATATCAGCAAAGTCGCCACCGGTACAAGCCCCGGCGTGACTCTGTACGATAACACCTCAGCCTCCGGCACCAAACTATTTGACGGCGACGGCCTGACCCAGGAAAGTTTCGCCCAGAACGACGGCAATGGCGGCGGTATTCCGTTCTCCAACGGATTGTACTGCGCAGTAGCTGGCGGCACCACCAAAGCAACCGTAGTAGTAATTTACGACTAAGTCATGAAGATTCTTCTCGCTCATAGTGATCCTAAGCTGGCGGCGAGGGAGTCTATTGACTTATGGCGGATTATTCGGCCGTTTAAAGAACTATCTAAGCACGTTGATTGGCAGATAGACCATGTCCCATATCTGCTAGATGAGTCGAAGCAGCAGCCAGATGGGGGGTACTTACCAGATGACCTGGCGGAAATGGCCGAGAGATACGGCCAGTACGATATTATCTGGACTGGGTACTTCGTCGATGAAAGGCTTTTCGATGTTCTGTCCTTCGTTTCCATGAAGTTCGGCACCAAAGTAGTAGTGGACATCGATGACGACTTCTATCACTTGCCGAAACATAATAACTTCTGGAACGACCCCTACGGCGGCATCAAAGGCCTAAAAGAAGTCCACTGGATAATTGAGAACTCTGATTACGTCGTGACCTCGACACCTAATCTAAAAAAGGAATTGGACAAGCATGTCCGGGGCAAGACCTACATCCTGCCCAATTACATAGGGTCGGATTATAAACACAAAAAGTTTGAGAATCAGGATGTGGTCATCTCCTACTTCGGCTCCATCACCCACAAGAAGGATGTATCTGAAACAGGTTTCCTAGAAGCCCTGCAGCGAATCACGCACAAGTATAAGAACGTCCGGGTCGGCACCGTCGGCATCAAGATTGACGCTTATCTGCCCAAACAAAGATACACCCACCACAATGGCATCGCCGGCAAGCGATACATCACCGAAGTCTGGCCGAACATCAACGCCGACATATCCTGCGCCCCTCTCGAAGACAACCAATTTAACAGATGTAAGTCAAATATCAAATGGTTTGAGTCGGCTTATATTCCCTCGGCTTTCATTGCTTCCAACATCGAGCCGTATAAAGGTTCGGTCGAGGATGGAAAGACCGGACTGTTAGTCGAGAACAACGCCGATAGCTGGTACAAAGCCTTGGAGAGACTGGTATTGGACGCCAAACTGCGGAAACAACTGGCGCACAACGCTAAGATTGAGGTGAAGCGGAACTGGGACATATCAACTAATTGGATGAGGCTAAAGGAGATAATCGAAGATGTCACTACCTGAGCGCACCGTATTGACTATCGGAACCTTCTCTCCGCCGCATCTCGGCCATGCTTATTTATTCAAGGAGTGCGAGCGCTATGGGGATAAAGTCATAGTCGGCATCAACTCCGATGAGTTCGTCGAGCAATATAAAGGCAAGACCCCCGAATACTCCTATGACGAGCGCGAACTGCTCATCCGGGCTTTAGGCTATGAAACTATCAAGAACTCCTCGGCCGGACGGGAATGTATTGAAGCGGTAGGGCCTGATGTGCTAGTAGTCGGTTCGGACTGGGCCAGAAAAGACTACTATGCCCAGATTGATGTGACCCAGGATTATTTAGACGAGAAACGTATCAGCATGGTCTATATCCCCAGGATTGGTACGTTAAGCTCGACTGAGCTGAAAGGCCGGCTCCAATGAATCGCAAGGATTATGTCAAACACTATGATGAGCATTATCAGCGGATGGGCGAAACCGGCGCCGGACAGCTCGTTTGGGAACCCCAGTACCAAATCTGGCTAAAAGCCGGTTATAAGCCCTCTATGAGCGTTCTAGATTATGGTTGTGGCGTTGGAGTGATGCTAGAAGCCGGAATAAAGGATTACTTAGGTGTCGATATTAGCTCAGAAGCTATCAGGCTAGCAAAGAAACGCTACCCCGGACACGACTTTAGGGTTTTAGAGATGGGTGATTTGATGGTTGTGCCAAGAGATATGGCAGTCGCACAATCTGTCTTCACCCATATACCGAAAGCTTATGTGTCGGAATGCCTGCAGGACGTCAAACGCAACTTCACGGAGTTCGCACTTATAGACATCCTACTGGGCGAAGACGACGTCAATGATTTACATGTCCGGCGGTTCAGCGAAGGCGAATGGCTGGACTGTTTATGGAAGAACGATTTAGCTGGCGAGAGGATAGGAGAACACGACTTTGTCGGATACAACCACATCTACTACAAAGTTACGCACGATTAGCGCTGTAGTCATTTGTCATCAGGATAAACAACAGCTTATTGAGTTCTTGGATTCCCTAAAACAACAAACCCGCCAGCCCGATGAGGTAATTGCTTGTGTCTGCTGCATGGAGCTAGACGGTATCGACTGCGATATTATCGTAAAATCTCCTCATAGAGAAGATTGGGGGGCTGAGAAGTGCGAACAAGGCCTTAAATTGGCCACATCTGACTATGTTTGGTATGCCAATACCGATGACAAGCCCTCAGAACGCTTCCTGGAGCGTTTATTAGGGGAAGATGGCGATATTATCGCCTGTGACTTTAATTCGCGCCACGTCGGACAGAATGCCCAGGTAGCGCCGGTAGTCGGACAGATTACCAGAGGTAGTTTCATAGTAAGAAGGGAGCTGGCGCTGACAATAGGCTATACCGACAGGACATATAACGCCGACGGCATCCATGCTAAGGCGGTCGCCGAATCAGGTAAGTTCGTAAGAGTGCCAGAAACCCTTTACGAACACCGCTAATCCTTGACGTACAGTCCGTTAATTGGTATAATCACTCTCATGAAAATCAGGAAAAGGATTCTGACGGCCACATGGTTTCTGTTAGCTATACCCTTCCTGATAATCTGCGCCTATCTAAGTTCCAATTACTGGGGCGACCAGTCCGTTAATGCGACAAATACGCAAGTAACGCCTGTTCTAAATAAAAACTCCATAAACCTTAATAATCTATTGACCCTCACCAATCAAGACAGAGCCAACAGTGGTATTACACCACTTTCTTTGGATAATTCACTAAATGCTTCAGCTCAAGCTAGATGTGATGATATGGCGGCAAAAGGTTATTACTCCCATGATGACCCTGCAGGCAATCCCTGGTATATGACCCTTAGAAAATTCGTGCCAGCTTATCAGGAAGCGACAGAGAACATTGACGCCAACTTCGATAATCAGACGGCTGAATCGATTAATCAGCTATTTATGAACAGCCCTGAGCATAGGAAGAACATATTAGACACAATCGATACCAATGTCGGTTTCGCCACCTGCGAAGGAACATATCAGAATAGACCAACCGTCTTTGTGGTGGAACATTTCGACAAACCGGTTACTATAAGCGCATTTAATCCTCATAACCTTCCACCGTGTCCACAATACGACCCCAATTCCTACGCGAACTGGGTGCCAGGTATTGACTGCCAGTAATATGCTATAATATAGACAGAACGAAGCCGACACCGGCGACGAGCTTTACCTATAAATAAATAGATAAGCACTCCGAAAGGGGTGTATTTTTTATATCCAAAACTCCTGCGGGGTGCAGGAGGAAATAAAATGGCATTAGGCGGATTCGGTCTTAACCCCTTCGCAGACATAGCCCATCTTGGCAACAATATCGGTTCAGTGTTTGGAAACCCTAACGAAGCTAGCGCACAGCTACCCGTAACGGGACAGGTGTTATCAGCAGCTTTTGGAACTCCGAGTAGCCCATCTGGCCCAGGTGTCCCTGGCTCAGGCGCGTCTCAGACCGGAGTGACCAGCAACCCTGCGCCGCAAGGCACACAACCATCTGGCTACTATGGCACGACTGGAGCTTATAGCGGTGGCACAACCGGTGTCGGCTCACCAGACTACTCTATCTTCAAAGGTCTTTACGACAATGAGATTGGCAACCTACAGAACCAATATAACGCCCTGCCAGCGTATCAGGACGAGGCCACCGGTTCGGTCAATCTCCAATACAATCCCCAGCTAAATACCTTAAACACCCAGAATGCTTCCGGCACCGCCAACCTTGACTTAGCTCAGAACCAGTTAGACACCCAGCACTCCCAGGGGTTAAGAAACCTTGGCAACCAGCTAAGGACCGCTTTAAACGGCTACCAAAATCAAATTGGTGTCATGGGCGCCGGCAACTCCTCAGCCGCCCCTCTAATCGGTTACGCACTCTCACAACAGGGCAACCGCTCGATGGCGGACATGAGCACTAACTTCAATCAGCAGCAAAGCGGATTGGACTTACAGCGTAAGAATCTCCAGGCCAATTACCAGAACCAGTTGGACTCACTTAACGCCTGGAAACAGTCTAACTTAAACGACATCGCCGCCCGCTACTCCCAGACCCAGCAACAGCTACAGAATCAGATTATGGGTGCCCAGGGCGATGAAGCCCGCTACTTAGCGATGTACGGTCAGACCGCTCTGGCCAACCAGGTCATCTCCCAGATGCAAGGCCTAGAAGCCCAGTACAAGGACCAGGTCGGACAACTGAACTCCCACTTCCAGCAAGTCGCCGCTCCGCAAGCCGATATCAGCAAATACGCCGGACCGTACCAGATCAATCAAATCTCTCCCGACCAGCTCCAGCAATTAAGCTTCGCAAATAACCAGGTCGATGACTCGGCTCCGACAGCCATCGCCTCGCTGACCAAGAAACCAGACCAATCACCAAACGTAGGATTCTAGGAGGCTCTTAAATGAGCTTACTCGGCGGACTGGGAAACTGGCTCCGTAAGGAGCTGGATAATGCAGGCTCGTTAGTCACGGGCCAGCCGGCTCATGCCCCGGCTCCGCAAGCTCCACCACCACCGCAATTCCATCCGCCGACCCCTCAGCCAAGCGGCGTATCTATTCAGAATCATTTACCACAACCTAGCTTCGCCAGTATGTACTCGCCGGCTTCGGCGCCTGGAGCGACTCAACCCCATCCGCAGGTTGATTTAAAAACCCTCCAACATCAGGCGATGGCTGGGTTAATACCGAAACAGACATTCTATAACGCTCTGAACAGGGCTAACCCTTCACACGCCGGTTTCCTCCAGAAATATTCACCGGGCAATATAGCCGGAGGGATTAAAGAGGGTGCTGAGCAGACAATAAAACAAAACATTATCCAACCAGCAGCCAATACAGTAAAGTTGCCTGCCGATGCGATTGTCAGTCAGGCGTCTCAGTTATCACATAACCCCTATGTCCGACAGGCCGGACGGGACCAATTCAGCGAACATGCCACCGATTCTTTCATAGGGCCACTTGCATCGTTGGCTAACATCGCCGGGACGAACATCGCCGCCAACAAGATGCTTAATAACCCAAATACCTCACCAGAAGTTAAATCAGCGCAACTCAATGAAGCAGTTAACCCGTCTTATAACACCCAGGGATTTGATTTAAGAGATCATGGCATTCGGCTAGGACTTAAAGAGGCCAACCTGCTAGCACAAGCCGCCTCGACGCCTTTATTTATGGGCAAGATGCCAGAAGGCAGTGCGGCCGGAATTGGAGCTAAAGCTTCAGGAGTAATTAAGATAGCCGACAATAAACCGACGGCGATAATCGCCAAGCATGACCAGACATGGAGCGATTTAAACAACCGTGTATCCTATGCCCAGGAACGAGCTTCTAACGCTCCGACCGTTAAAGAGCGTAATCAGTTCAAACAGGCTGCTGTCCAGCTTCAGCAAGCCAGAGACGCTAGATTCAATGAAATCAAACAAGGGTTAGGAGTTGGCCGATTAGGTTTATCCACTAAGGATGTATCAGGCGACACTATCCCGGCTGCCAAGCCTAATGTACCGGAAGTACCGAGAAGTGAGAATGCAATAAGGGCTGATATTTCCGCTAACTTAGATGCTCTGAAACAGGCTACAGGCAAAACGCCCGCTGACTTTATGAGTTTAAAAAAGCAAGGGGAGGGTTATCAGATGCGTAGCGACACGCCAGCGGTAGCCAAACCTTTCCTCCAAAGACATCAAGAGCTACAAAGAGAATTCACCCAACCCACACAAGGGGATGTAATACCCAAAAAGATAGACATCGTCCGGCATAACCAGAATCAGCAGATTAAGATTGCTAGCGTCCCAGAGGCCGATATTCTAAACGGTAAGGACTTGGGCAATGGTAAGCGTGGCTCAGGCATCGATACTATTATGTCCAACTCAACCGGCAAATCCGAAGCCACGATGGCGGCGGATAGAATAGCCAGCCAGCGTAAAATCGATGCCGAACGCCAAGCCCTTGAACACCTTAAAAGTGGCGGCACCAGGGATGAAGCGGTTAAGATTTATCAGAACGCAACTGGCGCATCCGAGAAGATGGCTAAATTCAGGATTCAAAAAATAGCCAAACAGGCCGAGCAATCACTCAACGTGTCCAAAGCCTCGGAAAACCCCCTGCTAGAGCAGTTCAAACTCGATAAACCTAAAGCCGGAGAGTATGAGAAAATCCCCTCCAACCGCCGGGCGGTCGTCAATAGTATTGAACACGTTGAAAAAAGGTCTTTGTCTTTTGAGAATAAGCTTTCTCCAGCAGACCGGGCGAACATGGATGACTTCGTACAAGGTACAAGAGATATATCAACTGCCGACAACCCAGAGTTAGTCCGGCAAGCCGTAGCCGAGATTAACCGGGCGACCGATACCGTACACGCTATAGGCGAAAACTACGGCAACACAAAACACATAGACCAGTTTTTCCCCGGTTACTGGGACAGAGAAGACCCGGCGACTATGGAAATGGAACGGCTCAAAGCCGAGCAGGATTTAGAGGAACAATACGGCACACAAGAGTGGAACGGTATGAGCGATGACGAAAAGGCTAAAGCTATGGAAGATTACTTCCAGCAACCCTTTGGCGGTTCAGAAGATGCTAACTATGCCGGTTTCCACTCTAAGGGTAAAACCTTTAAGAACAACGCTGAGGGCCGGGCCGCTGGGTTTAAACCCATGTTCGACAATCCCTATGATGCGCTAAGGAGGTATTTTGCTGGAGCTAAGTTACAACTGGGCAATCAGGCGATTATCCAAGGTCTAAAAGAAGCCGAACCGATTAAGGTCGGCCAGCAGTACTCGATTGACTTGCCGGGCGCCAGCCCAGTGTCGGTTAATAAAGAAGGATTAAAAATCCTAAAGAATGAAGGTGTCCGCGAGCCGATAAACATTGTCCAAAAGGGGTTGCGATCTACTTCCCGAACGATAGTCAAAACAATCGTGGCCTTTCCGCTGCCCCACGGATTGAACCAGGAACTGAACGCAACCTTCAGTGCGGCTTTCAACATGCCCGGCTTTAAGGGTAAGAACATGATGGGTATTATCCGCAACCAGATGGAACTGGCGAGCAAACCGGAAGTTTATGACAAATGGCGCAGCGACTTCTATAAACACGGTGGCTTCTCGCCGGATTATGGGAAAGAGCAGTACGGCTTCATCGCCAGGGGACTGGAAAAAGCCGGGGTCAATCCCAAACACGCCGAGCTTTCACCCAGGGCCATGGCCTCGATTGAAGAGAACATCAGGGTGGCGACATATAAGGCCGGCCGGGAAGCCGGGATGAGCGGCGAGCAGGCGATCAAAGCCGTCGATAACGCCTTAGGTGATTCAAAACTTTTAGGCGATATGGCCAGTTCGTTCGGGTTGTTCCTACACTACTTCGTCACTAACGCCAAGATATTCGGCCGGGCTGGAGTCGCAGCTAGCAAGGGCAACCTTGCCCCGATTATCGGGATTGCGGCCGCTTATGGAGCTTATATGGCAGCCAACAAAGCTTGGCAGGAAATCAGTGGCAACCCCAACGCCTCAGTCCGGGCGCCGGGCTTCGTGGGAAGTGGGATACAGATTGTCCGATCACCCAGGCAGATCCAAAGAGGCCAAGTCCCATCTGTAATTACAAGCCACACCAATCCTTTAATCCGACTAGGCGTTGAACAGGCGACAAACCGCGACTTGTCCAAACCGGTTGTCGGCCCAGAAGCGGCTAATAATACGATCTCTGGCGACAGGTTAGGGCAGTCCGTCAAAGATGTTTTCGGACCCGGCATGACCATCCAGCGTACCCAGTCCGGTAAAACCTCTCCGGCCGAAGCCGTAGCCGGCAACATATTGGGCCTGTACGCGCCCCACGCTAGCGGTTCACAAGCTTCATCTAAGATAAAGATACTAAACACCCCTAACGCCAAACCGGGCAACGGCCTAGCTTCACAAACCGCTTACTTCCAGGCTAAGGATAACGCCATTAAATCACTCGGTAACTCGCAAAAAGACGTAGATACCTTCAATGCCGTCCTGGGACATGAGCATGACGCCGATGGAAACACTATCTCCAGCTCGCCTCGTCAAAGAATCGCCGATGCCCGGACACTTTATGCTAATGATTCCGTCCGTAGTGCAATGCAGCAGTTTGAACAATCTCAGCCGAACCATGACCCCAAGTGGGACTTATCCCCCGACCAGCTAAAGACCTTTGAGAATTACCAGGGAATGTTTACCGGTGATGCTGATAGGATAGGACTGGAGTTTAACAACCCCTGGCTCGCACCGTTTATCAAACAGCGGGCTGAAGGATTCGATAACTCCCAGACCGGCAACTCGAAAACGATTAACAACCCCGAGAACGTAGCCTACCCGAATGTCGATTCGGCTACACAATCTAAGCTCGATGAAATCACCCAGATGACCAACGACCCCAGAGGTTTAAGCCAAGCAGGGCTAGACCACTTACATCAGCTAGAAAGCGACACCAGCGTCCAAGCCGCTTATAAATCTTTCGATAAATACACCAATGATATGCGCTCGGCCGAAGGTGCACCGAAGTACAAACCCTCGCCAGAGGCTGATGAGCAGACCCAAGCTTTCATGAACGCCTATAACGCCGCCGATAAAGCTAACCGCCAGTCGATGCGGAGTGCCTACCCATCGGCTTACGTCTCAATGATTAAGTACTACGACCAGCTTGATTTACACACTATCGATAAGCAGGTCGCCAATACCGAGTTCGCTGGACAACCCGATGCCACCAGTAAGGAACTTAAAGCTATCCAAGCCGTGTCCCAGGACATCGTCCAAGACCCCCTAACGGGTCAGTACTCAGTTCTGCCGGCGGCCTGGATGAGCAATGCCGTCCAAAGCGGTAAGGTAAGTTCAAAGTCATCGGGCTCCAAGTCCAAGAAAAAACCCCTGTTCTTCCGCAAGAACCCTCGGAAAATATACATCACTAAACCGCATAAATCCCACAAAGTTCACTTAAATACTCCGCCTTCGCCAGTCAGGATTAAAAACAAAGCCAACAAGCACATCGGCATCAAGAGTAAGTCCTACCTATAATCTGGTATAATATAAGTAATACGCGCGAAGCGTAGGCTACCTATAATCAAATAGATGCCGTCCTGAAAAGGGCGGTTTTTTTATACCCAAAAATAAGGAAAACAAATGAGCGCAACCGTTCCCATGACAGTCCAAGACATGATGGATGAAATCTATGTCGCCGTCGATAACGACCCCACCTCCTCGACCACCGTTGATGACGAATGGACTACCCGCTTACGCCTGATAAACATGGCTATCAAAGCCTGGGAGCGGGAAGACGTACTGTGGCAGGAACTTTGGGCGACCTACACTCACGGCTCAACCGTCACGGCCGCCACGACTTATGTTATCGCCGCCACCGACTACAGGTTCAACGGTTCATACCTGAAATTCACCCTCAATGGAGCGGATAACTACTTGGAAATCGTAGAGCCGGAAGAGGCTTTTAAGTATGCCTTATCGGGTGCCAAGACAGCCTATATCACAGGGAACCCGAAGGCCGGCTGGACCATCAACCTGACTTTCACCCCGACTTCCGGCGATGTCTATTACGGGGCTACCATGAGCTTCAATTACTACAAGTCGGCCACCCGGATGACGACCAACACGTCGGATGTTCCAGAGATGAGCGACCCGTCATTCATAGTCTCCTACGTATCTTATAGGAAGAACTTGTATAACGGCCGCTCCAACGTGGCCGCCGATTACCAAGGTGACATGATCGCCGCCATGGACGCCATGAAGATCCGTAATGCCATGCGGGTGCCTTACGGCTCCAGGGAAATCGAAGACCTCGACCTTATACGAAATAACGCCAGCTTAGGACTCTAACATGCCGGTTAGAAAACCGCCGGTATTCGACCAGAAAGACGGCAAGCCCTTTGAGGTGATTATCAATGATTTTAAGGGCGGGACGAACACTTTATTAGACGAAGGCCGGATTCCCAATAACACTATCTCCCAATCAGTAAACATGATGCTGGATCAGGATGGGGTCTGGCGGGTGCGCTACGGCTCGCAGTCCTACGGTGCTTCGCTGAGCGGCCCGATTGACGGCATCGGCCGGGGCGTGGTCTATAACTCCGACGGCACCAATACAAATTACCTATTCGCCATCGACAACGGGGCTATTAAGTACTGCAAAGACGGGGGATCGTGGACAACTATCTCCGGTAATACCTGGACCACCGGTTATACGGCGACACTGAACCAGATTAACTCCCGGCTTTATGTAAATAACGGTAAGGACAATCTCTCCTATGTCGACTTGACGACCATGACCACCACGCCGACAATCGTTAAATATACAGCTCTGTCGACACCCGGAACGGTCACACTGGCCCGAACTGTTTTAACTTCTGGCTCGTATAATATCTATTACAAGATTACAGCCGTCAAAGCCTCCATCGGTGAAACCGCCGCCTCAGCCGAAGCTACTATTACAGTCAATAAGCAACGTGACGCTTGGAAAACGGATTTCACGGAGCATATCGATCTATCCTGGACTGCCGTAACAGGTGCGGACTCATATAATATCTACTACTCCGACACTACCGGCCAGGAAATATTCATTGACTCCACTTCGGTAAACTCCTACTCGGATTACGGGCAGACAACCCCTAACCCCTACCAGGCCGCACCTTCGACAGACGGCACCGCCGGACCGCCCATGACCACCTTAATTGAATCTGGCAACCGTATTTGGGGGACTGGCAACCCCGCTGTTCCTTATCGGATTTACTGGACCGGGACTGGGCAGTACTTGGGTTCGTTCAACCCGTTCTACGGTGGCGGATATATAGATTTGAACCTCGGCGGGGACGAGAAACCTGTCGCCTTGCAACATTTTCGTGACGGCAAGGGCAACCAGGAAGTCATTGCTCTGACCTCCTCACCGACCGGTGGCGGTTCAGTTTGGTTCATACCTCTCACAACCTTGACCGTTGATACCTTGACTATCGTCATTCCTTCAGCTCTATCACAGGGAACCATCGGCACGACTTCACCCAGGGGGGTTGTCCAAGCCAACAACAACGTCTTTTACCCATCAATAAAAGGCTTTCAGTCAATCGGCTCAGCCCAGCAGATACTTAACGTGCTGGTAACTTCGGAGGTTTCCACGGCGATAAGACCATCTGTTAAGGGAATCTCAAATTCCGCGGCCTCCTCAATCGCCGGGATTTATTACTATGGCCGGATATTCTGGAGTGTTCCTTATGGAAGCTCGACCAATAACCAGATATGGGTTCTCGACCTGGAGCGCCAAGCCTGGTGCATGTACTGGAACATCGGGGTTAAGCAGTTCCTGGAGTATACGTCTTCAGACGGAATAGTTCACCTACTCGCCATACCGATAACCGGGACAAAACTGATTGAGTTCTCCGAGAATTTCGTAGGCGACTCCGGAGTTGCGACCCCAATAAACCTAAAATCCGGATTAATATCCTGGGACAAGAACCACTTTGAGTTCGCCTGGGTCGAAAAGGTTTACTTTGAGCTGGGCAGGCCGAAGGGCAACCTTTCCCTGACAGTATCCGGAACGGCGGTTAATAAGAACCTATCGTCGCTTAAATCCATTTCGATTACCGATACCACATCCAATGCGGGAGTGGGATCGGATTTAGTCGGCAACTTCGAGGTCGGGAACTCCAACAATTCACCGTCTACCTATTCCCAGGCCTCGGTTAAGAAAGTCTTATATATAAACAAGCCTTTAAATAACCTGGAGTGGAACATCACCTCATCTGATGTCAATGCCTCGTTTACCCTACTAGAAGTCGGGATTGTCGGCAATATCCTACCATCGGGCGACCCATCATCCTGGCGCAAGTAATCTGTTATAATATAAGTAATACGGCCGGCGCCGTAGGCTACTCGTTACTAAGCGAATGCCACCTTGAAACAGGTGGCTTTTTTTATACGAAAAAATAAGGAAAATCATGGCTGCCTCCAACACAGATAAATTCAAAAAACTCACAAATAACTTCTCTACCACTCTCTCTGGGGCGATTGTCGGGTCTTCCGACAGTTCTATGTCGCTCTCCTCGACTACTAACCTTCCGACCGACACCGGCACGGTATTCGTAATAGATAGGGTCAACTCTTCTGGCACAGCTACACCGACTCTTCGGGAATATGTTGTCGGCACGGTGTCTGGCTCGAATGTGACTAACTTAGTCAGGGGCGTAGGTAACTCCACCGCCCAAGCTCACTCCACTGGAGCTGTGGTGGAGCAGGTAGTAGACCAGCGGACTATAAACGACATCGTTGACGGGCTGCTAGTCGAGCACAACCAGGACGGAACCCACAATAACACCATAGTCAGCTTATTGGCTGGCTCCCAAACTTTTACTGGGGCTAAGACGTTCGGATCTGGCTTGCTCAAAGCGACAGCTCCCCAGATTACAACTTCGATAAATGACTCCAATGGGAACGAAGTGATAAAGACTCCAGCTACTTCATCGGCCGTCAATGAGGTAACCGTAACCAATGCTGCCACCGGGGGTTCACCCCAGATTTCGGCAACTGGTGACGATACGAATATCGGGCTGAGCCTATCAGGCAAGGCTAGCGGGCTTCTCCGGCTAAGCAACCTAATCCCCAATTTA